CCCAGAAGCAATTAAAGGGCTTGTTGGGGGCTCTTCTGTTGACATTGCTCGTAACCGTGTGGCTCAGGCCATGTTGCGTGATGGCGCTACGCCAGATCAAGTTATTGCTCGTATGTCAAAACTTGGTGACGATGCAATTTTGGCTGAGTCTGCTGGCTACAACACCCGCGACTTGCTGGACACAATGGCAACGCTTCCGGGTCGCACTAAGAACTACACTGAAGAACTAATCCGTCAGCGTCAGTCTCAGCGTGGTGGCCGCATTGCAAATGCCGCACAACAGCAACTGTCCCCAGCTGGCGCTCGTTTGGCTGACTCGGTTGAGTCGTTGATTACTAAGCGCGATGTTGATGCAACGCCTCTGTATAACCAACTCAAAACTGTGACTGTCACGCTTGATGATGATTTGAAACAGATTCTTGATGCCGCCAATAAACTTGGCGCATTTGGTCGTGCAGAGAAAATCTCCACTGGTTTGCGTGAGCCTTTCTCGCTGAAAGACTTTAAGAAAGCTACTGACGCTTCAATGACAGACTTGGATAAAGTCAAGCGCGGCATTGATGACATCATCAGCAGCAAATCAGCAACAAATGACCGTGGCGAGATTAACGAGTTTGGTCGTTCTGTTGTAAGTTTGAAGCAGGATTTGCTCAAGCGTCTTGATGAGGCCACGATTGATCCAGACACTGGAGCATCTTTGTATAAAAGCGCCCGTAACGCATACGCTGGCCCAAGCGCACTGATTTCTGCTGCTGAACTTGGTCGCACAGTGCTGAACAAGCCAGCCGCAACCATCAAGACACTGGTGAAAGACATGAGTGATTCTGAGCTTGAGTCGTTCCGTGTTGGCGCTTATGAAGGCTTGCGTGATTTGGCTGGCACACAGTCTGGTCAAACTCGCTTGCTCAATATGTGGAAAGAGCCAGCGACTCAAGAGCGACTGAAAGAGATTTTCCCAAGCGAACGGGCTTTCCGTGTGTTTGCTTCTGATGTTGCTGCTGAAGCACGAAAGAAAGAAATTCAATCTGTTGGTCGTGGCTCTGCAACTGCTGGTCGTGAAGCGCGGGTTGAGGATGTTGGCATTGAAACCCTGAAAGACACTGCCAATCTTGCCTCTGCCGCCAACACAATGGACATTGGCTCTTTGCTGAATATGTTGTCTAACAACATGAAAAGAACTTCTGTTCCTGAGCCTGTTCGCAATGAGATTGGTCGCATCTTGATGAGTCGCGCAACAAGTGCTGATGAAGTTAAGATTTTGCGTAATGTCATTGATAAAATGAAAAGAGATCAAGAGGCGCAAGCAGTGACAAGCGGCATCATTGGTTCGCAACTTGCACCAGCAGCAGAACCATTCACAGCGGCATTGCGTTCGCTTCTTCAGTAAACGGAGTAAATCATGGCAAAGACAAAGATTAGCGAATTTTCAGCAACCCCTGCAAACAACACCGACATTGACAACATCAACATTGCTGAAGGTTGCGCTCCAAGCGGCATTAACGATGCTATCCGTGAGTTGATGGCCCAATTGAAAGACTTTCAAGTTGGCTCTGCTGGTGACTCGTTTAACGGGCCTGTAGGTACGACTACGGCTGCTGCTGGTGCTTTCACTACACTTTCGGCAACTGGCGTAACTACCGTTCAGGCTGGCACTAATAGCGCTCCCGCAATCACCACATCTGGCGACACCAACACAGGCATCTTCTTCCCTGCTGCTGACACCATTGCTTTTGCTCAAGGTGGTGCTGAGGCTATGCGGATTGACTCTAGCGGTAACGTGGGTATTGGGACGACCTCAACGCCAGTCCGTTTGTCGCTTGTTAATTCTGCCACTTTAGGTTGGCCGGAAAGCGCCACTGAAACAATCCCTGCTATTTTTAGGCAAACATTGTCTGCTGCAACTGTGGTCGCCAACGGCTACAAGTATTCCGCAACGTCAAACGGCTTTGCCAGTGGCTACAGCTCTTCGTTTGCGAAATCAGCTATTTCTGTTGGTAATGGATCGGTTCGCTTTTACACAGACACTGCTGCAACTGTTGCAGTTGGCACAGATGTAACCCCCACAGAACGCGCCCGTATCACGTCTGCGGGTGATGTGCTAATAGGGACTACAGCATCAGGTCCCGGAAACGGCAACACAACAGTAGGTATTGAGCTGGCGGCAGATGGGCAGATGTTTGTTTCTTCTGCCGCAGCGCCCGTATTCTTTAACCGAAATGTTGATGGCACGGTCGTTTCTTTCAGTAGCGCGGGAACAGCAGAAGGAACCATCAGCATCTCTGGCACGACCACTTCATACAACGGTGGTCACTTGTCTCGCTGGGCGCAAACCACCACAGCCAAAGACGAGTCGCTGGTTAAGGGGACTGTGATGTCCAACTTGGACGAGATGAACGTCTATGTGGATGCTGCCGGTAACCCTGTGGCAAACGAGCAGCTCAACAAGGTCAAGGTTTCTGACGTTGAGGGTGATGCCAATGTCGCTGGGGTGTTTGTCAACTGGACGCATGATGATGCCCACAACGTGGACGAGATCAACATGGCTATGACGGGCGACATGATTATCCGCATTGCCCAAGGCGTGACTGTCCAGCGTGGTGACTTGCTCATGTCTGCCGGTGATGGCACTGCCAAGCCACAGGGTGACGACATTGTTCGCTCCAAGACCATTGCTAAAGTCACATCAACCCATGTCACTTGCACCTACGCAGACGGTTCATTCTGTGTGCCTTGTGTGCTGATGGCCTGTTAAGGAGTTGCAAATGAATCAGATCATCATCACCGCTTTGACCGCCCGAGTTGAAGCGCTGGAAGCTAAATAAACTTAGTAGTCCCATGAGTACCATTGATAAAACTGATGCACGACTGTCTACTCACGAGGAAGTCTGTGCTATTCGTTATGAACAAATCAATGCTCGGCTCAAGCGTCTTGAAGCGATCATGCTCAAGACTGCTGGAGTGATGCTGCTGTCTATGGGTGGCACAATCTTCTCTGCTGTTTGGATGCTCAAGTGAAAGACTGGGCCATCGCATTCATTGCTGCGATGGCTGTTTGTTCTTTGACTATCTGGGCATCGTTTTCCATCTTGCCAATTCTTAAGTGGCTACTGCAATGATTGACCCTATAAGCGCGTTGGCAGCCGTATCTGCTGCCGTTAATCTGGTCAAGAAGGCCGTAAAGACTGTCGATGATGTCCGCAGTCTAGGCCCTGTCCTTGGCAAATACTTTGATGCCAAGGCTGATGCAGTCAAAGTGCTTGAAGAAGCCAACAAGGGTGGTTTTAAAGGCTCCAACATGGGAAAGGCCGTGGAACTTGAGTTAGCCATCGAAAACGCCCGTCAGTTTGAAGAGCAAGTCAAGCAGCTATTTTTCCCCCACAACATGGATATTTGGGAGAAGATCGTTAATCGCCGCGCTCAAATGGACGCTGATGACAAAGCACAACGCCGCAGAGCAGCAGACGCAGCCATCCAAGCCAGAAAGAAGCGCAAGGAAAGTCTTGAGTTATGGATTGCAGTCAGTCTTGCCACCATTGTTTTTGTGATCCTCATGTGGGTTGGCATTGAGATTGTCTACTACTGCCGGGAGGTCAAATGTGGAAATTGATTTTTCCTCTACTGTTTCTGGCTGGCTGTGAAGAGCAATACAGGTATTTCTGCCAGAACCCTGACAACTTTCAAAAAGAGCAGTGTCAGAAGCCTCGCTGTCAGTTTACGCAGACTTGCCCCGAGTACATGGTGGCCCCCATCTTGGAGAAACAAATTGAGCAAACCAAACCAGCCGCAGAGCCAACACCTGTCCGCTGACCAGATTGAAGTCCGCATTTGGGCTTTTGTTGTCGTGGCTGTCACGCTTATCTTGACGTTCATTGTGTGTGCTTTGCTGTACTCTGTGACCTTTGTAACGCAGCCAATTAAGGCTATGGCTCCAATCGATCAGGCTTACACCAAGATGCTGAACGATATTGTTCTGCTAATTGTTGGCGGCATTGGCGGCATCATGGGCAAACGCGCAGTAAGTGCGGCAGCGCACGCTATCGTACCTGACCAACCTAAAGAGGACAAAGATGTTTCCACTAACAGCACTACTTGAGGTGGGTGGAAAGCATCAAATGCTTGGACTTGACTCTGGGGTGTTTTATCGCGAATGCGAAATTTGCAATACAGCAAAGCCTTCTAAAAAGTTTCGGTTACGAACTGAAGCAAAAATTCACTCCCGCAGACCGTATTGTTTAATTTGCGAGAAAACAAAACGTAATAGCAACTACCTTAGCAACAAAATAAATCACTTAAAAAATATTGAAAGTTACCGCGCCGAAAATTGGGAAATGAAAATGCTATGGCAAGCAAAAGCTACGGCAAATCGAAAAAATATCCCTTTTGATCTTGATGTAACCGACATCATAATTCCCACGCATTGCAAGTATCTTGGAATTCCACTTACTCGGTTGCTTGGAGATGGAGTGGTGTGGAGCAATACATCATTGGATAGGATTGATTCATCAAAAGGCTACGTGAAAGGCAACATTGAAGTTATATCGCGAAAAGCAAACTCAATGAAAAACATGGCTAACCTTGATGAGCTTCGCACTTTTGCAAAAAATATACTGCGTATTTATGGAGAGTAAACCATGTTCCCATTGACTGCAATTTTAGGTATTGGTTCTCAACTTATTGACAAGCTGATTCCCGATCCAGAGGCCAAGGCCAAAGCAACTGCTGAACTTGCAAAGATGGCGCAAGACGGTGAGCTTGCTAAGATGGTCAACGACACCAAGTTGTTTGAGACTGAGCAAAACAACCTCACAGACCGCTTAAAAGCAGATATGTCATCTGACTCTTGGCTGTCCAAAAACATTCGCCCTATGACCCTCCTGTTGATTCTGGGAGGCTATTTCACATTCGCCATGATGTCTGCTTTTGATTACGACACCAACAGGTCGTATGTTGAGTTGCTTGGACAGTGGGGAATGCTGGTGATGTCGTTTTACTTTGGTGGACGAACATTGGAAAAGATTATGGATATGAAATCTGACAAGAAAGACAAGGACGCAAAGTGATTACTGCTGAACAACTCAAAGAACTGCACATTGATGACGATTGGCTGGAGCCTTTGAATGAGGCTTTCCAGCGCTATGAGATCAACACCCCCTTGCGGATGGCTGCTTTCATTGGTCAATGCGCCCATGAGTCTGGCAACTTCAAAACTCTGCAAGAGAACCTGAACTACAGCGCCGAGGGTCTGTGCCGTGTTTGGCCTTCACGTTTCCCCACATTGGAAGCCGCAAAACCCTACCACCGCAATCCTGACAAGATCGCCAACAAGGTTTATGGTGGCCGTATGGGTAACGGTACTGAAGAAACAGGTGAAGGCAGTCTTTACAAGGGCCGAGGTCTTATTCAGTTGACTGGCAAGGATAACTACACGCTCTGTGGCGATGCTCTGGGCATGGATTTCATTCACTCGCCTGATTTGGTCTTGGCTCCAAAGTATGCGGCACTTTCAGCGGCATGGTACTGGAACAAGCGTGGCCTGAATAAAGAGGCTGATGCAAAAGACTACACCGCCATGACCAAGAAGATCAATGGCGGCGTAATTGGCCTAGATGACCGTATCAAGCATATCAAGCACGCTTTGGATGTTCTAGGTGGCTAATCGGTATATAGCAACAGGCTTCAGAAGCACTTGTCTCAACTAGCACGACAGGTGTTCTTGGGCCCATTTGCTGTTTTGCGTGATTGATATACCGCTTGCAGTTGTGGCAATAGTGATCCGGGTGTTCAGGATCACATCTAGCAACATCAAACAGCAGCATCTTTGTATTCCAATTCAAGCAGCAGTTCTAGGTAGTGGATTGCCTTCTTGATGTCAGCAGCACCATTCTTTTCTTTGTGGCGGGTGACGTACTTGATGACGTTTCCTTCACAGAAACCCAGATCGTTTGCGTGGATATAGACAATTGGCTGGATGCCTTTGTCTTTGTAGTGGTTGCCAGAAACTTGTTTGTCAAGTGCTGATCCAGTTGCAGACACATACACAATGGTTGCACAGCCATGTTGCAAGCAAGCCTCTGGTGTTGGGCAAGTATCGCAAAGCATCACGACTCCTTAACAAAAACGCCATTGGGCATCAGAGTGCCTTTACGGTCTTTGATTTCGGCATAGGCTTGCTCTATGCAGGTCACCAAGTTGATGTCTTGCAAGGCGCAATAATTGACCAGACAGACCATCACATCACCAACGCCATCAATGATTCCTGCTTTGTCTTTCTTGATGGTGGCATCAGCTAACTCACCAAGTTCAGACATAGCCTTGAGAAGCTGCACTTCAGGGGTTGAGTTTGGAATAATCTTCCGAGCTTCAGACCACTGGATAATTTTCATTTCAACATCTGCGTAACTCATGGTTTTCCTTGTAGTTGGGGTACTCGCTGCACTGGTGCGCTCCACCGGGAATCCCCAGAAGCCAGCATCCGCTTTCCCCCGTTAATCAATATTCCATTGCTTGCCGAATGTCTCTGATTCGCATCTTCAACAACGGCGCAAGTTCTTCTTTGCTTTGTTTCAATCTAACAAGTTCAGCTTCGTAATAACGAATCTTCTCGTCAATGTTGTCTTCCACTGTTGGATTGTGGTCAACACGTTGCACACCAAGTTGCGCTCCGTACATTGCTTGTTTTTGTTCTACTGCGTATGTGTGAGTCATAATTAAATCCGAGTTAAAAAGGGATGTCATCATCCATGTTTTCAAACCCACTGGAAGGCTTAGAAGCCTTTTTAACGGGCGCTGCGTCCTTTGGCTTGACTGACAGACTCATAAACTTTTTACCCGTCTTCTCGCTCGTTTTAAGCCATCCTGACACCCAGAGGTCAACGCCATTGACGTTCAGACTTCCCTTGTAATCAGGATGATTGTCTTGTTGCTTGTCATCGTTCTTAAAGATGGCTCCGCGATTTGAATTGTCGTATTGCATGGTTATTCCTTTGCTTTCTTGATTTCACTTCTTACTTTGCTTGGAAGCATTGACCACAAAGCCACCTTCTGCTCGGCTTCTAGGTTCTCCGCTTCCATCCTCTCAAGACCTTGCTTTCCGTCCAAGGCCATGATTTCCATCGCCAAATCTTGCAGATACTGAAGTTCCTCTGCTGGCAGAGAATCAGCAATGCCTTGTGCTGGCGTGATAACTACTTTCTTTGTTTCAACTGGCTTGGATGAATCAAGAGCATCATGCTCAACGATTTCAAGCGCAGCAACCCACAAATATCGGCGCAGGTATGTTTGCACTGCTCCAAGGTTTTGCACCTCATGGCAGCCCTTTAAAGCTGCTGTAGACATGGGTGATTCGATGACGATTACTTCCTCTGGCTTGTCAGTATTGATGATCCGCAGATCAGCAGTTTCTTTGCCAAAGCTGATGATGCCTGTCAGTCCAAACTCTTTAAAGATTTCCAAAGCCGGGATGATGAAGTCGCCAAGTTCAAAATATTTGTAACCGGCAAACTTGTTGTGGCCCGACTTCTTGAGTTCGATGCTGTGGAACTTGGCCCGAGCAGCGTTGAGTTTTTGATAGACATTCATTTTGATTCCTTGGTGTATTGTGGTGGGTATGGGATGTTAAACGCTTTACAGAGTTCTTCCATCTTTGCCCAAGCTGTTGGGCTTTCCATGCCCATTGCGTACAGATCATTCTCCGTCATGCTTCACCTCTTTTGTCTCAACAATTACGCTTGATGGAATGTCTCGGTAAGAGCTTCCAGACACACTGTTGAAGCCTTGACCAAGAATGCACTTGTTGGCGTAATTCAAGATAATCTGCTCAACTTCTTCGCGTGTAAATTCGATTTTCATATCATTCCTTTAAAAAAACCACAGGTAAAAACCATGCAAGATTCCAATCGGGAACAGCAATGCTCCAGCGATTAGAAAGCCCCACAAGCCTTGTGCAAAGCAAGTGAAGATGTGCGTGAACCATGCTGCAACTGTCAGCCAAATAATGATGGCCCCCATTACTTCACTCGCTCAACTTTGGTTGCAAGCAGCCATTTGTCTCCAAGGAAACGAATGGACTTGATCCACTGGCGACAGTTATGTCGTTGTGTGCTGACTGGCACACCTTGAACGCAGAACAGGCTGCGTACTTGTTTGAGGGCTTGTGTGTTCATGGACTCTCCTAAGTTGTGGAGCCTCTATTGTTACCTCAAAAAACATGGTTTTGTATAGGTGTTTTCCCTATGTTGACAATCGTTATTTTCGTGTACGCTTTGCGCTATGAACACACATGAACAACATGAACGTATGGCTGTCGAGCCGTTGCTAGACTATGCAACATCGCTGGTTCAGCAATACACAAACCCGGATGACATGGAGGCTGCTACCAAAGCACTTCTGATCGTCACACTGGAACATATTTTTAACAGGAGAATCTACATTGAGCAAATTACACGCTAAGTTGTTTTACCTTGAGCAACTGAGCATAAACCCAAGCCATCACCGCATCATTGCAAACCGCATGGTTGAAAGATTTAGCGTGAGTCCAGCAATGGTCAAAGATGAACTGCTGGCTGATGGGTACATCAAGCTGGACAAGGTTGTTCGCATGGGCGAGACACGCAAGAACAATTACTTTTTTGTCTTGACTGGCAAAAAGTTTGTATATACAACTGAACCTGAAAAGCAAGTTTCCTCTGTAGGTTTCTGGCCTTGCGGCACAAAGAAGTCAACGGGCAATGCTTTTGATCTGTCAATGGCTAAGGGCTTGTTTAACAAGACAGAACTTGCGGCATCGGTAAACAAGGGCAAGCCAAACAACTACAACTCAACAGTGCAAATCATTGCCTACAGCCGAGCATGACATACAAGACAGATTCAAGCAGCCAGTGTGCTGGCAAAGACAAGCTGCCAACAAAAGAGCTGGCGCTGGTCATCGTTGGTCGCCGTAGAGATAACCCTATGGAGGCTTACAAGTGCCCTCATTGTGGGTACTGGCACGTTGGTCACGCAACACCAAAGAAGCGAGACTTCAAGAGGTCGCCAAAATGAGCAAGGGAAGTTCACCAAGACCGTTCTCTGTAACCACAGAGGATTTTTTAGCCCGATGGGAAACCATCTTTTCTAAAGGAAAGTCAAATGTTAACAATGTTCCAGAAAAAACCAGTGGGCCAGATGGCTCGGCTCAAGCTGATCCTGTCACGCAAGGAGGGAGCAACAGCAGCGGAGATAGCACGTTACCTGCCGACAACCAGCCCCCACAGTAAGCTGGCCCGTTTGGAGCGCGAACACCTGTGGACAGTGCTGCGTAAAGACAACGGCAACGGAACCAAACAATACTTTGGCAAGCCACCAAAGAAGTGATATAGTATTGTGAAACACGGCTAGGTTGGGATTTGCTCCCCGACCGAAAAGGGTTACCCCTTCCCCTGCCGCAGTTTCTTCAAAGGGGCTTGAAAAAGCGGGAAATCATGCACTACTACCAGCACCACATTGGTGACTTTATAAAAGCCACTGCGCGTCTGTCTGACTCTCAGGCAATGGGCTATTTACGTTTGTTGTGGATGTACTACGACAGCGAAAAGCCTCTCAATAAAGATGTTGAGGTTCTTGCATTTCAGATAGGTGCAACGATTGAAGACACGAATTTATTGTTGAGAAGTTTTTTTGTTTTCCGTGAGACTGGTTGGCATCAAACACGTTGCGACAATGAAATTCAAGAATACCGCGAGTTTCTTGATAAGAAATCTAACGCTGGTAAAGCATCTGCTCAACGCCGGAAGAACATTAGTTCAACAGATGTTCAACAGGTGTTAAACAGTTGTTCAACTGTTGAGCAACTAACCACTAACCAACAACCACTAACCAATAACCATAAACCAAAGAGAGAGAGCGCAACAGTCGTTGCTTGCCCTCTTGATGTTTCAGAACAAGTTTGGCAAGACTGGTTGGCACTGCGTAAAGCAAAGAAGGCTTCCGTTACTGCAACGGTTCTTGAAGGCGCAAGGAAAGAGGCTTTCAAACTTGATTGGCCTTTAGAGAAGTTTCTTGCTGAATGGTGTACCCGTGGCAGTCAAGGATTGAAGGCCGAGTGGATAGCTCCAAAACCATCCTTTGCCCAGCAAGCTGCTGACGTTGCCCGATCAACAGTCCCCGCCAAGAACACTGGCCCTGATCCTGTCCTGCTGAAGATTGAGGCTGATCGACAAAGGGCTGCTCCAATGCCTGACCACATCCGTCAGCAAATCAACTCTGTGCTGAGAAAAGTATGAGGCCGACACGACAGCAAAGAATCAGGGATTGCCTTAGAAGCCATGAGGACGGGCTAACAAGGCAAGAGCTATCCGATGCCCTAGGAATCCATATTGCTAACGTCAAAACCGCGATTAAGGGTATGCCTGACGTTTATGTTGACCGATGGACAAGAGGAAGGCGCAATGCTTTACAAAAGGTTTATTGCGCCGTAAAGGTTCCTGAAGACTGCCCACATCCAAAGGATCAAGTGTTCCGTGGTGGCTGCGGTAGACCAAAAACTGTTTGGGTAACTATCCAATGACAAGAACACACGCACTGAAGAAATTGCTTGAGCATGGCGGGTTGACTCGCCGTGAGATTGTTGAGATTACTGGCTGGAAAGAAAAGCAAGTCCACTTCACGCTGGCTTACTTGGCGCAAATCAACGCAATCAAAAAACAAGAGAAATTGTGGATATTAGGGTAATCACGAATGGCTTACAGCAGGAAAACCATATCCAATGAGGGTGACAGATACATGATTGAGCTTGGTGAAGCGCGAGTCTTGTTCAGGACTTACGAATCAACAGGCCAAAGGGTGTTAACGCCTGTTCGCATGGAGTGGATTGAAAAGACCTACGGAACGGGCGCTGTTGTGAGGATTCGTGAGTACATGAAGAAATTACAAAGTGGTGAACTTGAATGACATTTCAATTGATCTTTAGCGTGGAGGGCGACCCTGTTGGCAAACAACGCCCAAGGTTTACAAAGACTGGCCGCACCTACACACCAAAAAAGACTTATGACTACGAAGGAATGATTGCAGACAAGGCAATGATAGCGATGGGGCCAGCAACGCCCCTAGAGACGCCTGTAGCGGTCTATATCTACATCAACCATGTTATCCCCGCCAGTTACTCAAAAAAGCGCAAGGAAGCCTGTTTAAGTCGTTTGGAGCGTCCCAAGAAGCCTGATCTTGATAACGTGGCAAAAGCGTATCTTGATGCAATGAACGGGATTGTCTACAAGGATGACGTTCAGGTTGTCAGCCTTCATGTGACAAAGCGGTACGACACGATTGCCAGCGTCCATGTTTGTGTGAGGGAGGAGCTGGAGTGATTCATTATCACGGTATGCCGATTACGCCAGCTACTGCGGCTGTTGCTGCTGTTCAAGCAGGGCATGGATTTATTTCTTTCCAGCACCCAGATCAGCTTGGGGTAGCTGCTGAAGTCTGTCAATCTTTTGCTGTTGACAATGGTGCTTTTAGCGCATGGAAAAGTGGCAACCCAACAACTGATTGGTCTGACTTTTATGAATGGGCATTTGCTTGCAAAAAGATGCCTAATTGCGACTTTGCTGTCATCCCTGATGTGATTGATGGCACTGAGGAAGACAACAACAAACTTGTTCGTGCTTGGCCTTTGGGTAAATTCTTTGGCGCACCTGTTTGGCATATGCACGAATCAATGAGTCGGCTTTCTTGGCTTGCCAGAGAATTTCATAGAGTGTGCATTGGTTCATCTGGTGAGTTTTCAGAGATTGGAAATTCAAAGTGGTGGGGAAGAATGGCAGAAGCAATGAATGTTGTTTGCCACGATGGTTCTCCAATTTGCAAACTTCACGGTTTAAGGATGCTTGATCCTGAAGTTTTTACTAAGTTGCCATTTGCATCTGCTGACAGCACCAACATTGGCCGCAACATTGGGATTGATAACAATTGGAAGAATGGAAATTACCCGCCACCAACTAAAGAAGCAAGAGCAATGGTTATGAGGCAAAGGATTGAGGCTCATAACTCAGCACAAAAATGGATAAAACAACCAATTCAAGAAACACTTTTATGAAAACAGCAATCGCAATTTACGCTTTGGCAATGACTGCCGCAAACTTGTCAATTTCGAATTTCGGTCCTTGGGTATCTCCGATCAACTCTTTTTTGTTTATTGGTCTTGATTTGGCTTTGCGTGACTTATTGCACCAGAAGTTAAAAGCATGGCAAATGGGATGCTTGATTGTTGGAACTGGTTTGCTAACATACATCTTGAACCCTGCCGCTGGAATGATTGCTATTGCATCTGCTGTGTCTTTTACCGCAGCATCTGTTGTTGATTGGGTTGCTTTTGCAAAACTGACAGGAACATGGATCAAACGAGCAAACGGCAGCAACATTGCTGGCGCTGCTGTTGACAGTGTAGTTTTCCCAACATTGGCCTTTGGTGTTTTGATGCCTCAAATCGTTGCAATGCAGTTTGTCGCAAAAGTGGCTGGTGGTGCTGTTTGGGCTTATGTGATTTCAAAGGTTAACAATGAAGATCACACTGCATAACGCACAGCAAGGCCACACGGTCCTGAAAGACATTTGGCAAAAGGCCAAGCCTTACCTGATTGCTGGCAACAAGCTGGTGCTGACGATTGAGAAAGAATCTAAAAGCCGTGACCAAGAAGAGATGTATCACGCCATCATTGGACACATTGCAAAGCAAGCCAGTCACTTAGGTGCAAAGTGGTCAACAGAGGATTGGAAGCGTTTTCTGGTTTGGCAGTTTGCAAAAGAAGTTGGTATAAGCACTGGAAAGCTAGTTCCAAGTCTTGATGGCACTGGCATTGTTCAGCTTGGACTGCAAACAAGGAAGTTTAAAAAAGACGAGTCGAGCCAGTTTATTGAGTGGCTTTTTGCTTGGGGTGCAGAAAACGGGGTGACTTTTGACGAAAGATGAAAAAGCCCACAAGCAAGCCGTGGCCGAACTTGGTTGCGCTTTGTGCCATCACTTACATGGCGACCATGATCCTGCCCCTGTAGAACTTCACCATTTGAGAGAAGGCGGTTGGGGCAAAGGCGGCTACATGACCTTGATACCACTGTGCGCTGAACACCACCGAGGCAACACTGGATTTCACGGTCTTGGAAGCAAAGGGTTTGTCAAGCACTACGGCATCACACAACAAGAGTTGCTTGATTGGACGCTTATGAGGGTTTCCACTAATACACAAAGCTGATCTGCAAGAGCAAAATAAAGGCTCATTAACCAAGGAATCAATATGACGGAATTTGAATACAGCACAACTTTGAACGGTGGCGTAATAACTGTTGTGATGAACATAGAAGAAATTACTGACGAAGATGGCACTGACTTTGTGACATCGCTGGACGCTGTTTACTACGACTGCACAGATGTGACAGGCATCTTGTCCAAAGAACAACTGACAGCTTTGGAGATGGAAGCGGAAGCCGCCATGTCTGATTACAGCTTTGAGCAGAGAAACGTATGACAAGAGAACAATTGCGCGAAGAGTTCATGCAAGACTCTCAAGCCTACTGCTGCTACTGTGGCAATGCTCAAACCAGTTTTGGCTGCTGTGGTGAAAACCACTTTGAAACATTTGCTGAGATGGACGATAAAAGGCAACAAGAATTTTTGAATGCGGAGATGCCATGAAGACCCATCTCTACACATACATCGCCATCGCCATCTGGGCTGTGGCTTCTGTGCTGGTGCTGCTGTACGCACCGAGGACGAACTACAAACGCATCGACTGCTCACAAGCGGAGTTTCACCCCGACTTCACGGCTGAGATGAAAGAACAGTGCCGCATGATGCGGTCTGGGAGGTTGCTATGAGAAGCGCAATTGAAATGGCAAAAGAAGCTGGCTTCATGCTGAGAGCCGAGTCTGTAAAAGGACAAAGCGATTGGTGGGAATGTTTTGACGAGGCAATTGAAAAACTTGTTGCCCTTGTTCGTGCTGATGAGCGACTGGTCGCGCAAGCAGAGAGCGAAGCCGACAAGGTCATCATTGAGTACCACGAAGCAACGATCAAACGGCTGGAGGCCGAGATACTGGCAGAGCGTGAGGCGTGTGCAAAGGTGTGTGAAGAATATGCAGATGATGTTCGCACAGGTGTTACTTGCGCCAAAGCCATCCGAGCAAGGGGAAACACATGAGGCCAGACAGCCCCTGCATAGCAATCTGTACAACCCTGTATGACGAGGTTTGCAAGGCCGTGGAAACAGGGATCAGATAGATGTCCTGATTGCCGCACTGAATATGTGTGAGGCATACGCCGTTCACGGAAAAGGAAAAGATTGGTTGCCAGAGATTAACGAAGCACAAGATGCGCTGTATCACATGGCACAAAGAGGCGTGAACACGGAGAAGTTCTTATTCCGTGGTCCGGAGATGCAAGCCGTGAACTTGGCTATGGAGGTACATGACCGCCAACTTGAAGAGTCAACGGTATCCATGCTGGAGAAGATGACTGACTTTGTGACAAAGCAGATCATCCTCAAGAGGGCAAGACCGATTGTTAAACAAGAACGTCAAAGTAAGCCAGAGCAAATGCTGCCAGCGTAAAGCCAAGACCGACTGCCAAGGTAATGTCTGCGATTGTTTCTTTGTTCATGGTGAACTCCTGTTGTTGATGGCTCAATCGTAAAACAAAAAAAAGTTGCTGGCATTAGTAAAAACCCTTAGAATTTTTGCATCGCTTGGAGGCGATAATTCAATCTAGTAGGCCCAAGAAGGCAGTCTGCATGGTACTAGCCATGTCCTCCAACATCGAAAGATGAGACTGTCCTCTTGGGCTTTTTTTTGGCTTGGAGGCCAACATGATTACTCAAGAAAAACTTAAAAAAATTTTCTTTCTTGATGAGTTGGGACAATTTATTCGTAAAGAAAATTCTGGTCGTTCAAATGCTGGAGATGTAGCAAAATGCAAAGACAGAGATGGCTATGTTGTGATTGGAATAAATAAAAAAGTGTATCGTGCTCATAGACTTGTTTGGTTATATACCTATGGAGAAATGCCTCCAACGGACATTGACCACATCAATAGAATTAGAGATGACAACAGGATTGAAAATTTAAGATTGGCAACAAAATCTGAAAATGCAAAAAATAGAAGTAAAAGAAAAGACTCATCAAATAACTACAAAGGAGTACAAAAATCTGGCAATGGTTGGATAGCAATTTTTCAAAAAGATGGCGAAAAATGTTATCTTGGCTATTTCAAGGATGAAGAATCCGCAGCAAAGGCATATCAAGAATTTGCAAAATTTACCAATGGAGAATTTGCGCCAAATCTGTGCTAGTGTTGTAAAATTCGGGTAACTGGAGAACACTATGGCTGGATTGCTTGGTACAGAACTGGAAATCTCAATCGAGATTGAAGAAGCTGAAGAATCAAAATTTGACGAGGCTGAGAACGCCAAGACCGTCAAATACATGGAAGAAACGCAGATGTACGGGCCTAAAGACCCAAGCAAGCCTTCCAGCGATTTCTGGCGTGACCTTGCCAATTACTGGCGCATTGCCCCCGATCAAGCCAAGCGCAAGCTGTGTTCTAACTGCGAATACGGTGATGTAAGCCCCGAAACCAAAGAAATGTATGGTGACGAGGCTGTTTACTGCAAAAAATTTGAATTTGCTTGCAACGAGAACAAAACTTGCAAACGATGGGGAGCCGATCATGGGAACGACTAATCAGCAACCAATGACCTCCAAAGAGGCCAAGAAACTGGCTGAACAAGCCCGTAAGCAAGCCGAGTCCAAGGGCTGGCAATCAATGGCTTACAAGTTTTCTGCTCCGAAAGGCAAGAAATGAAGATGACCAAAAAAGGCGAAGCCAAGATGGGCAAAGTCATGGGTGAATACAAGGAAGGCAAGCTGAAGTCTTCCTCTGGTCAAAAGGTCAAAAGCCGGGATCAGGCCGTGGCAATTGCTATTTCAGAGGCTGCCAAAAAGATGGGACGCTCCAAATGAACGGTCTATATGCCAACATTGCAAAAAAGCGTGACCGCATTGAAAAGCAGAAAGACGCTGGCAAGACCCCTGAGCGCATGAGAAAGCCCGGAAGTAAGGGTGCGCCAACTGCTGCTGCTTTCAAGGCTGCGGCTAAGACTGCCAAAAAATGATTAAGCGCGGCAAAGAGTCGTTCTCTGGCTACAACAAGCCAAAGGCAACGCCAAGTCACCCGACCAAGAGCCATGCTGTATTGGCTAAGTCTGGTGACGATGTAAAGCTGATTCGCTTTGGTCAACAAGGCGTAAAAGGTTCTGCGGATGGCTCAAAGCGCAACGAGGCGTTTAAAGCCCGTCACGCTGAGAACATTGAAAAAGGCAAGATGAGCGCGGCTTATTGGGCAAACAAGGTTAAATGGTGAGGTAGATATGGCTGATGGAATCCGGGCAACGCCTTACAGATACGCTTCCGCTGGCGCAGCAAACGACATTATTGGCGGCTTGCTTGGCTACCTGCGTGATCCCCGCCGTACACAGCAAATGCAAGGCTTGGCTGGATTGCTGGAAAGCACAGGGATTCCAAAGACCGTGGAGCGTTTGGCCTACGGTGAGCCACTGACAAACCTCCAGCAAGCAAACGTGCCAACACTACGCCCAGAGACTGCCGAGGCGCTTCTGACGCTGCTGCCAGTACCATCTGGCGCAAGCAGGGCGGCAAGGGCTGCCGACCCTCTTGTCCAAAGATACGGGCCAAGATTGGAGCAATCCCTGCAACCAGTAGTTGAGGCCGCTTATAACCGTGGCGGATTGACCCGTGAGATGGTTGAGGCTATGGGAGCGAATACGCAAAGCAACGTGTATCGCCCATCAACCCCATTAAAACCAGACCCCACTGTTGGGACTCGCTTTGAGCGAGAGTTTATGGGTGGCTTGGCAGAGAAGACCCCACTCAAGCTAGAAGACTACCAAGGCGCAAGTGTGATGCTGATGCCTTGGGACAGCACAAGCCGGAACTATAAGATCACAGGCATCTCAGACGAGTCTTTGCTTAATCCAGTGATTACTCACGGTGGTCAGGACTATGCGCGAGACTTGTCGCACATTGAGCAGGGCATTGCTGGCGCATCCAATCTTGGCATCGCAAAGCGTATCCGGGATCGTGATGCTATCGCCCGGATGGAAAACATCAACGCTGGCGGCACTGGTGAGATTCTTCATCTGCCAATCACAATGGGGCCGGGGTCTGAGAACTTCTCAGTCATGCCAACAGAAATCCTTTTGAACTTTGCAGATCGCGCAAATCTCAAAAAGTCGGAAATCAAAGAATTTGATGACAGCATCAGAAACTTTAAAGTCGCTAAAGGCTCAGGAGAAAAGAGAAAAATCGTCCAGCCATTCAAAGGTTTTAAGGGAATTATGAGTGAAGAAGGCCGAATCCAGATGTATTCTGGCGAAGGCATTGACTCCACCGCTGGAGAACTCCGCAAAGCAATCGCTGACCGCTTCTACATGAAGGGCAACCAAGAGAGATTTGGCTTTAACGCAGAAGACGTAAGCGCAGCCCTAACAGACGAGGCGCTGCTCGGAGTGCCAAAGGGTTATGTGGGCAACACGGTCATTATGACCACCCCAGAGGGTATGCACTTGCGCCCATCAACCAATCGGACATACAACACAGACTTCACTGGTCAGTATCAGGGAACCTTGGGACAAAGCATCCCAGCAGAAGTTCTGATGGCTGAGAAGTTTGGCCTGTTGTCAGACGAGTTCGCAGGTAAAACAGGCGACATCCGAAACATGGCTATCGGCGCTCTTGAAAAGCGCAAAGAGGGTGTTTCTCAAATCATTGATGAGCCAATGATCGAACGCTACTACCGCTACCTGACAGAGCAAAAGCGTCAAGGATTGCTGGACTGAAGCGAAAGCAACGCCGACTGAAGGTTATGAATCGCATCCTCATAGAACACAGACAAATCATCATCAGACAAAGAAAGCGCCTCATCGTCTAACTCAATGTCAATGACATATTCTGTCGGCTTATTTACTACAATTTTCATGTCTTTCTCCTGTGGATGAAACATTATGATAGAGTTGAGTAAGTAAGCCATAGTGGTAAACCCTAACCTTGACCAACCTACGGGAGTCAAACCAAGATGAATAAATTACAAGCAGGAAATCCTGACAACTTAACGAACCGAGGCCGAGGAAGGCCACCGGGAAGCGTTAACAAGGCCACCAAGACGTTTAGAGAGACTGTCAGTAGGTTGCTAGAGGATAACGCTGAAAATGTCTCTAAGTGGCTTATAGAGGTTGCCGAGGGAAGTGTCGAGAAAGAACTGAAAGCAGATCCCAAGGGCGCTTTGACACTTCTGGCTCAGATGGCTGAATACGCCACTCCAAAGCTGAACCGCACTGAGATGACTGGTGACGGTGGTGGGCCAGTAGAGGTTTCGGGCATTCAAATCAAGCTGGTCAAGCCGAATGAATCTTGAACTGGACTTCCCTGAAAAGCTGGGATTCCTGTTTGAGCCGCACCGATACAAGATTCTTTATGGTGGCCGTGGGTCTGCCAAGTCTTGGTCGGTTGCTAGGGCATTGATCGCCATTGCCGTACAGAAACAAACCCGAATCCTTTGCGCTCGTGAGTTGCAGAACTCTATCTCTGACTCTGTGATTGCTCTGCTGGGTGACCAGATCAAGGCTATGAATCTGGAGTCCTTCTTTGACGTACAGCGCACAGCCATCTACGGCAAGAATGGCTCAGAGTTCAGTTTTTCTGGCCTGAAGCACAACGTCACCTCAATCAAGTCCTTTGAGGGTGTAGACATCTGCTGGATAGAAGAAGGCCAAGCGGTATCTAAAGTGTCGTGGGAAACGCTGATTCCAACTATCCGAAAGCCTGACTCCGAGATATGGGTGACGTTTAACCCCGACCTAGACACAGACGAGACTTACAAGCGTTTTGTGGTCAACCCTCCTGCAAGCGCAAAGATCGCCAAGGTTAACTGGTCAGACAACCCGTGGTTTCCACAAGTCCTGAAGGATGAACTGGAAGACCTAAAGGCCAAGAACGTGGATTCTTACCTGAACGTCTGGGAAGGGCACACACGCCAGATGCTGGATGGTGCTGTGTACGCCAACGAACTGAGGAAGGCCCAAGAGGACAACCGGGTGCGCGAGCTAATCATTGACAAGTCAATCCCTGTGCAGACTTTCTGGGACTTGGGATGGGCTGACATGACCTCAATCTGGTTCGTTCAGGTGATTGCCGGTGGCGAGGTCAGGGTGATCGACTTCTATCAGAACTGCCAGAAAACCATTGACCACTACGCTCAGGTCTTGCAGGACAAGGGCTACATCTACAAGGATTGGTGGCTGCCGCACGATGCCGAGCATAAGAATATGACGGGCAAGTCTGTCAAGGATATTCTTGAGGGCATGGGTAAGCCTATCCGAATCACGCCAAAGCTGTCTGTTGCTGACGGTATCAACGCAGCCAGAACACTGATGAACCGAGCATTCTTTGACGAGACAAGATGCGCTGATGGCTTGCAGAACTTGCGCCATTACCGCTATGACGTTGACCCGAACACAAAGATGTTCAGCAACAAGCCACTGCATGACCAGCACTCACACGCTGCCGATGCTTGGCGTTATGTGGCCGTGGGCCTTGACGAGAATGTCGGGACTTGGGGCAAATCTATCAACAAACCAGCAAAGTGGGTGGTCTAAATGTTTATGATGCGACAAGGTGATATTTCTAATGCCAAGCGGGTTGACGAACTTGAAAAGCGGGTGGAAATGCTTGAAAATGTGGTAAAGCAGTTACAATTGTCCGAACGCCCAAAGGTCGGGCGACCAGCAAAGGTCAAAGATGAGCCAGAACGAACTTAAAGCTGCGGTTCAAGCCGCGATTGATGACTCCATCGGATTCATTGAAAGCGAAACAGTTGAAATGCGTAAACAGGCTTTGCAAGCCTATTTGCGTCAGCCCTACGGAAACGAAGTAGAAGGCAAGTCTTCAATCGTTACTGGTGAAGTTGCAGAGGCTATTGATGGCGCTTTGCCAGCACTGATTCGCATCTTCACCGGCTCTGACGAAATCGTGGTGGCTGACCCTGTTGGCCCCGGCGATGAGGCTGGTGCAAAGCAAGCGACAGACTACCTCAATCACATCTTCCTCAAAGACAATCCCGGTGTCATCATCATGCATGACTGGTTCTTTGATGCGTTGCTGCAAAAGAACGGCATTGTCAAAGCTGTCTGGGAAGACAAAGAAGACGTTACCAAAGAGACTTACGAAGGTCTGTCTGATGACGAACTGGCAATGATGCTTCAAGATGAAAGCATTGAAGTCGTTGAGCAAGACACTGTAACCAATCCAATTGTTGACCCGATGGGCAATCCTGTCTTTGATGAGATGGGCGTTGCTGCCACTTATGGCATCCATGATGTCACCATCAAAAAGGTGGAGAAGTCAGGCAAGGTCAAGATTTCCAACATCCCGCCTGAAGAGTTCCTGATGGCAAAGGCTGGCCGCACTGTGAAGGATTCTCCTTTCGTTGCACACCGCCGAATGATTACCCGCAGCGAACTGATCGCAATGGGCTTTGACGAAAAGATCGTGAACAGCTTGCCAACAGGCGATGCTTTGGCTTACACGCCTGAACGTGTAGCCCGATTCTCTCCCGGTGAACAGCCATACGACACAGAGCCAAGCGACTCTTCAATGCAAGAGATTGAAGTGTTTGAGTGCTACATTTATTACGATGCCGATGAAGATGGTATTGCTGAGTTGCACCAAGTCTTCTACGCTGGCAACGACATTCTGAGTGATGAAGAAACGGACTATGTGCCGTTTTACTCTGTTTGCCCTCTGCCAATCCCGCACAAGTTCTTTGGTAACTCACTGGCTGACCGCACTGTTGACTTGCAACTGATTAAGACAACTGTTACCCGTCAGATGTTGGACAATATGTATTTGACCAATAACAGCCGAGTCACCGCTGTTGAAGGCCAAGTCAACCTTGACGATTTGCTGACCTCTACTGCTGGTGGCGTTATTCGCACCAAGTCTCCCGGTGCTGTTCAGCAGTTGGTTGTGCAGAACATGGCACAGCAATCTTTCCCAATGCTGCAATACTTGGACTCTGTTCAGGCCAAGCGCACAGGTGTGACTGAGTTGTCACAAGGTCTTGACCCCAACATCTTGCAGAACGTGACTGCCGCAGCCGTGGCATCCATGCAGCAAGCTGGCTCTGGCAAGATTGAGTTGATCGCCCGTATCTTTGCCGAATCAGGCGTGAAAGAGCTGTTTGAAGGCATCATGCACTTGGTCAGCCAGTACCAGCAGAAAGAGCGCATCATTCGCTTGCGCGGTACTTATGTCACTGTCGATCCCCGCACATGGGCCAACAAGTTTGACATCTCAATTAACGTGGGCTTGGGCAACGGCAACCGTGACCAGCAGATGGCAATGCTCCAGATGGTGATGGCAAAGCAAGAGCAGATGATTGGGCAATATGGCCCCGCCAACCCGTTCGTGAGCTTTGGTCAGTACCGTGGCACTCTTGGCCGTATGGTCGAGGCTGCTGGCTTCAAAGACTCCGCTGAGTTCTTCAAGCCAATCAGCCCTGAGCAAGACCAGCAGTTCTCCAATCCACCTCCTCAACAAGAGCCGCCAATGTCGCCAGAAGTTCAGGCTTACATGGCAAAGACTCAGGCTGAGATTCAAGCGCAACAGGCTAAGTTTCAAGCCGATATGCAAATGCAGCAAGCCAAGATGCAAGCTGATATGCAGTTTGAGCGAGAGAAGGCCGCCCTTGAGTTGCAGCTTCAGCGTGAGAAAGCCGCTGCTGAACTTGAAATCATGCGCGAGAAAGAAGCGTCCAAGTTGCAACTTGAGCGTGAGAAAATGAATATGCACTTCTTGATGAAGCAGCAAGAGTTTGAAGCAGAAGCGCAACTGAAGGCCATGAAGGTCGGCGCTGGCATCACATCAAACGTGGAAATTCCGGGGTGATTTATGAACTATCAAGAACTCACAAACATCCTTGGTAAAAATCAAAATGCCTTTTCTGGTGTTGTTCCAGCAAATGTGAGAGCCCCGTCTATTGACCAGATCATCTCTGGCATCTCCAGTCAGTACCAGCCAATTAATCTTGGGTCTTATGGGCCTTCTGTTGGTGGCGCAAGCCGGTACATCACTGGATCGCCTAGCTTTGGCGACATTGAGCAAATTCCAGAATATGGACGATTGAACCAGATTTCTGGCCCTTCTTTTGTTCCTGCGGCTTTTGATAAAAGTGTTTATGAAGGGATCAACAATCAGAAGCTATCTGACTTGATTTCTCAGATTGACTCTGGTGTCCCGTTTGAATCTTACGGAGGTTTCGGTGGTAATTCTGGATCTAATAGTGTCTCTGTTGATGATGCTGGATTGGCAACATCTTCTAACATAGGAACAACAGGCGTAAGCATTGGCGCAATGGCTCTTGGCGCTATGACTGGTTTGCCGCTTGGTCTAATCTCTAATGTTGTTGGTAAACAGAACATTGCCAATGCAATCAACAATCAAAGCAATGCACAAGCTGCTGCGTTTAATCAGGCGCTTGTAGCCGCACAAATGGGGCTGGCAAACACTCCTGCAAACGCTGCTGCACTGGCTGCTGCTGTTGATTCATTGTCTGCTGCAAACCAGTCAACTCCTGCCGCAGTATCTGCCGCACAAGCTGCTCAAGGAGCTACTGGCGCGACTGGTGGATCTGCTGCCGCTGCCGCTGCTGCTGCTTCTGCCTCTGCCGCTGCTGCTGGACACTCCGATGCAGCTATTGGGGCCGCTGCACAAGCTGCTGCTGATGCCGCTATTGGTGGTGCAAGTGCTTCTGCTGCTGCTGCCGCCGCTGCTGATGCCGCCAATGCCGCAGCCGCTGATGCCGCTGATGCAGACGGTGGTGGTCTTGGAACTGCTTCATCTGCTGCCGCCGATGCCGCTGCTTCTGGTGTAGCTGCTGCCGATGGTGTTGGCATGGATGGAATGGGTGTTGGAAATATTGGTTCTGAGTCTGGTGGAGGTGGTGGAGGCGGTGCAAAGATTATCTGCACCAAACTCCATGCGCTTGGTTTGATGCCGACAAACATCTACGAAGCCGATCAAGCATTTGGCAAGAAGCTGGTTTCTGAATCTCCAGAGACATATTACGGGTATGTTCGTTGGGCACAACACGTTGTTGATCTGATGGGCCGAGATGATTTGCTGGGCAAGACAGCAGTGTTTTGCAGCTACCACATTGCAACGCCTTGGTCTTTAGCTATGGCTGAAGAGATGGGCCAGCCAGTTAAGGCATCTTGGTTTGGCAAGTTCTTGATGAAGCGTGGTCTTCAGTTCTGCAAATTCATTGGCTCCAAAAACAAAGAAATGGCACTTTCCTAATGGACAAAAAAATTCAGGCTGAGTGGGCCAACAATCTGCTGAAAGATGACTTTTTCATAAAAGTCATGGATGATTTGAAAAATCAGCAGATTAGTGTGATAATTAACACAAATCGAGATGAGATTACAGAGCGCGAGGCCGCTTATAGTCACATCAAGACACTTGATCTGTTCCTTGGACACTTGCAAGGCATTGCCGCAGAAACCAAGATTCAGGAAAAGAAGTGGAAGATTCTGTGAGGAAACTCACCCGCAGTCCAGACGGTTTCTGGCGAAAACTGAGATAACAAATGGAAAACACCAACCCCTCGGGGAGTGAAAGCCTAAGCGTAAACCAAGCCGCCAATGCGTTTCTGGGTTTGATGGGTAGTGACGATGGAGCCGAACAAGGCCAACCTGAAGAACAATCCGAAGAGCTTGAAGCGACTGGTGAAGTTGAATCTGAGGAAGCTGAGTATTCGGACGAATCAGAGCCAGTAGAGGAAGTGAAGCCCCGCTACAAGGCAAAGGTCGGTGGTGAGGAAGTCGAGGTCGAACTTGACGAACTAATCAACGGTTATCAGCGCAGCAAGGATTACACACAAAAATCTCAGGCTCTGGCTGAACAACGCAAAGCAATTGATGCCGAGCGCCAACATCTTGAGCAAGTAAAACAAGAGCGACAAGCATACGCCCAGAAACTACAGGCACTCGATAGCTTCTTGAGCCAGCAGAATCGGGGTGAGGATTTAGAAGTTTTGAAAGAAACAGACCCTATCGGCTATGCCGTTAAGGTGGCGGAACAGAGTCAGCGTGAGAAACAACTTGCAGTAGTTCGTGCCGAACAGCAACGCATTGCCCAACAGCAACAAGCGGAGCAGCAGCAGAATCTGCAAAAACATCTCAAGTCTGAATCAGAGAAGCTAGCGTCTGTGATCCCAGAACTGTCTACGCCAAAAGGTGATGCGATTCGGAAAGAAATCCGTGAATACGCACGATCTGTTGGCTGGTCAGATCAAGAACTCTCCTCAGTGTATGACCACCGCGCTGTGCTGACTTTGTATAAAGCGATGAAGTTTGAGCAACTTCAAAAGGGTAAGCCGGAGACTTTGAAGAAAGTCCAGCAAGCCCCAAAGATGCTCAAACCCGGAACTTCAACGCCAAATACTAAGTCATCGCAAGAAAAGCAAGTGATGCAAAAGCTGCGTCAAACCGGCAAAGTCCGTGATGCTGCTGCTGCATTTGAACGATTCCTTTAAATTTCTGGAGCTTTAACATGGCAACCTATCAAACCTATACCGCCATCGGTATGCGCGAAGACCTCTCTGACGTTATCTATAACATCAGCCCCACTGACACTCCTTTCATGTCTTCCATCGGCAAGACCAAGGCAACTGCAACTTATCACGAGTGGCAGACCGACTCTTTGGCCGCTGCTGCTCTGGGCGGCGCTGTTGAAGGTGCTGATGCCTCTAGCATCACTGCCTCGCCAACAACCCGTATCGGCAACCGCACACAGATTTTCACCAAGTCTGTCGCTGTCGCTGGCACTCTGGAAGCTGTTGACAAAGCTGGCCGTAAGTCTGAAAAGGCTTATCAGTTGGCTAAAGTGTCGGCTGAACTGAAGCGCAACATTGAACTGTCTCTGTTGTCCAACCAAGTGGCTGCCGTTGGTAACTCCAGCACTGCTCGCACTTTGGGTGGTCTGCAAGCATGGCTGAACACCAACTATGATGGCGGCACTGACGGTGTGGCTGGCTCTGCTGGTACGACTGCCCGTGTGAACGGCACAAACCGCACCTTCACAGAAGCCATTCTGAAGACCGTGATTGCCGAGGTGTACACCGCCGGTGGTTCGCCAAAAGTGTTGATGGTTAACCCTGCTCACAAGCAGTTGGTTTCGGCTTTTGCTGGTATCGCTGCACAGCGTTACATGGCTCCTTCCGACCAGCCAACAACCATTATCGGCGCTGCTGACGTTTACATGAGCGATTTCGGCACTATCTCGGTTGTGCCTAACCGCTTTATGAACAGCACCAACGCTGGCGATGAGACTGCATTCATTGTCGATCCCGACATGGCTGCCGTGGCTTTCCTGCGTCCTTTTGAGACCATTGAATTGGCTAAGACTGGCGACAGCGAGAAGACCCAACTGTTGGCCGAATTGACTCTGGAAGTCAAGAACCAAGCTGCTCACGGCATCATTGCCGATTTGACACCTTGATCTAACGTAAGTTAGCCAAAAGCCTCTCTTGGGAAACCTTGGGGGGCTTTTTTATTTACCATGCCAATGCTAGAATTGCAATTATGGAAAACCCTACATTTCGCAAATCTGTTGCTCATGCTGATGGTGAAGGCGGTTTGGTCATTCAAACTGCTCAAGATGTATCTGCCATTGTTGAGCGCAACAAGCAAGAGTTCAACAGCTATGACGAACGGGCCAAGTGGTCTGACGAGCTGTATGGCAACAAGGTGGCATCCATTCCATTGACTGCAATTGATGACCTAAACAATCAAGGCATCATGCGTGGGTTTCACGTTATCGACAACGCTCGGTTTGCAATGTGGTTGAACAACCCAGACAACCGAGCATGGCGCACTCGTCCGGGAGTAATTTAAATGAGCTTCACAAGTTACTCTGAGTTGAAAACAACCATCGCTGGTTATCTGGCCCGTACAGACCTGACCACACAGATTCCAGACTTCATTCGTTTGGCTGAGTTGCGCTTGCGCCGTGATCTGCGTATCCGTCAGATGCTGAAGTCCGTCACAACCGCCACTGTTGCTTCTGATAGCACTGTTGAGTTGCCAAGCGACTTTCTTGAGGTGCGTGACTTTGTGGTGGTGGGCAATCCTGTTCGCCCATTGAACTACTACAGTCCATCGGCGTTTAACCGAAACACCCGCACATGGGAGATTGGCAAGCCAATAGATTACACGGTGCTTGCTAACGACTTTCAGTTGGCTCCAATCCCGGATACTGTGTACACATTGAAGATGTTTTACTTTGCTGCACCAGTATTCCTGAGTGACAGCAACAGCAGCAATGCTTTCTTGGCTAATACGCCAGATGCCTTGCTGTACGGCGCTTTGCTTGAAGCTGCCCCGTACCTTATGGATGACGCACGAATCAACACATGGGGAACTATGTTTGATCGCGCTATGGCATCAATCACACGCTCTGATGAACAAGGTCAGTATTCAGGCGTACCCCTTGTAATCCAAACAACTTTGTGAGGTAAATCATGGCTGAAATGTCGAACTTCTTGGAGAATGCGCTTATCAACGCTACTCTCCGCAACACTTCTTACACATCGCCAGCGACTGTGTATCTGGCGCTCTACACAAGCGACCCAACTGATGCCGACACTGGCACTGAAGTGACTGGCAACGCATACGAGCGTCAATCCATCACTTTCGGCGCACCTTCTAACGGCGCATCGACAAACACCGCTGCGATTGAGTTTCCTCAAGCCACTGGCTCTTGGGGAACTGTTGCTTACATCGGCATTCGTGACGCATCTACCGCTGGTAACTTGCTGTATCACACTGCCTTGGACGCATCTAAAGCAATTGCAACTGGTGACGTTTTCCGTGTCGCCATTGGTTCATTGAGCGTCACTCTGGCTTGATATGGCTGATTTGCTCCCACCGTGGACGATAGATAGTCTTGACCAGCTAAAGGCTAGTCTTGACGATCTGACGCTCACGCTGGACAGCGAACTCTACATAACATCGGTCACGCTTTGGGATGCTTACGGCTCTGTTAATGCAGCAGCCACTGTAAACGCTCAGGCGATTCGCGTTCAGTCTGCATCTGCAAGCATTACGGCTTCTGCAAGTGTTTCTGCATCTGCTGTTATTGTTCTTAACGCTGCGGCAAGCGTAACAGCATCGGCAACAGTAACTGCTGATGCAATCCGTGTCCAGTATGCAAATGCCGCTGTCACTGCAAATGCAACTGTTACTGCTGAAGCCATTCGAATTCAGTATGGCGCTGGCGCTGTAACCGCTAATGCAACTGTTGCGGCTAATGGCACAAGAGTTCAGTTTGGCAATGCTGCAATTACGGCAAACGCTACTGTCACTGCTCTTGGCGGGATTGTGGCAAACGCTGCGGCAAGCGTTACGGCAGATGCGACTGTCACTGCTGAAGCTATTCGTGTGCGTACCGCTGATGCTTCCGTGTCTTGCGTTGCAACGGTTACTGCTCTTGGTGGTGTTATTGCTGATGGTGCTGCATCGGTTGAGTGTGACGCGCAAGTAACCGCATCGGCTAGTGCAATTTATGTTGGACTGGCATCAATTTCTTGTGACGCAACGGTTTCTGCTGCTGGCGCAAATGGCGGCAGTTGGTCTAATGATGCTGCATCAAATAACACTTGGACGGTGACATCAAGCGATCAAAGCACATGGTCTGAGATTTCAGTGTCTGACAACACATGGGAAGACGTTGCGGCATCAAGTAATTCTTGGTCACAGGTATCAAACGGGAATAACACATGGCAACTACAAAACTAACATTTGGCGAATGGATGCCTGACCAGCCGGGAATTTCTGGCGCTTTGATGGATGCCAAGAACGTGGTTTCTCAGGCAATTGGTTACGGGCCATTTCCTACTGCCGCGACATTCTCTGCTGCTGCTTCTGAAAACCTGACAACACTTGTTGCCGCAAAAACTCCTGCAAATGCGACTAAACTGTTTGCCGCTGGATCAACCAAAATTTATGACGTATCTGGTGTTGGCGCTTTGACTGATGTTTCAAAGTCTGGTGGATACACGCCAAACGCAAGTGCTGATCGTTTTCGCTTTACTCAGTTTGGCAATGTCATCATTGGCACAAACAACAGCGACCCAATGCAAGCCTATACATTGGGAACGTCTACAGCGTTTGCTGACCTTGATGCTGCTGCTCCGATTTGCAAGTATTTGACTGTGGTGCGTGACTTTGTTGTTACAGCGTTTACGACTGAATCAAGCACACTCTACCCAAGCCGTGTGCGCTGGTCTGGTATCAACGATGAGACTGAGTGGGGTTCTAGCCAAGTCACACAAGCTGACTACCAAGACATTCCTGATGGCGGTCAAATTGTTGGTATTCGTGGTGGAGAGTTTGGTCTGGTGTTTTTGGAAAAAGGCATCAGCCGAATGAGTTATGTCGGCACACCTTTCATTTTCCAGTTTGACAACATCTCTCGTGGCAAGGGCTGCATGGCTGCTGGCTCTATTGCTCAACTGCAAGGTGTGTCGTTCTTCCTGTCTGACGATGGCTTCTATATGTGCGATGGGCAACAGATGCAAGCCATTGGCTCTGAAAAGGTTGATCGCTGGTTCTTCTCTAACGCTGATGAAGGAGCATTTGACTCAATGAGTGCGGCTGTTGATCCTGTACGCAAGTTGATTATTTGGAACTTCAAAACCACATTTGCACAGCGTCAACTGATTATTTACAACTTCAACACAAAGAAATGGACTTATGGAGATGCTGGCGCTGATTACATCTCAGATGCTTCAACATCTGCAACAACGCTTGAAAACTTGGATTCCATTTCTTCTAGCATTGACGCTTTGCCTGTAAGCCTTGATTCGATTCTTTACATGGGCGGAAAGTATTTCCTTGGCGGCACTTCCGGCGCTTATGTCGTGACGTACAACGGGCGACCCGCTACTGGTCAACTGATTACAGGCGATTTGAACGCTGGTGGACGCTCGGTTGTGACATTGGCTCGTCCACAGGTAGATGGTGGCTCTGCGACAGTTTCTGTGGCTTCCAGAACGCTTTTAAGTCAAGAGCCATCGTTTGGCACTCAAGTGACTGCTGATTCTGATAACCGTGTGTCTTTGCGCTCAAACGGCAACTATCATCGGTTTAAGATTGTTCCTACTGGTGACAATTGGAAGACTGCTGTTGCTTTGGATGTTGATTTGTCTGGACAAGGGACACGCTGATGGCAACGATGTTCAGAACACTTCCGCCATTTGGTCAAGACCCTCGGGCTGTTGCTGAGATTGTCAACGGCATTATGAATGGCAAGACCAACAACACAGGAACAATCACCCTTGCCACTGGAAACGCCACAACCACAACGCTCTATGATGAGCGCATTAGCCCTGACAGCAAGATCATCTTGATTCCGTTTTCTGATGCTGCCGAGCAAGATGCTGCTCCTTATGGTCAGTTTTCAAATAATACAGACCAGATTGCGCCAAGCACAGGAACAAGTGCAGTAGTTTTGTGGGATACGACAGAGCTATCCAACGGCGTTTATCTGTCAAACAGCACAAGAATCAACGTAAGAAACGGCGGCACTTACAGCGTCAATTTTTCGTTACAACTGCAAAACAGCACAAATGACCACCAATACGCTGATGTCTGGTATCGAGTAAATGGTACTGATGTCGTGCGCTCTGGTTCTCGGTTTGGTATACCGCCAAGGAAGTCAACCGGCGACCCTGCTGCAATGATTGGCTACATGAGCATTTTTGTTGAGCTAGATGCCAACGACTACGTTGAAATTGCTGGTTCTGTGTCTGATGTGGGCGTGACGCTTGAGCATTACGCTGCTGATACTGGAATCCCAAGGCCAGCAATTCCTGCGG